ATGGCAAGTAAGAGAAGATCCTATAAGAAAACGGGCTGTATTAAGAACTGACACTTCAATTTTGAACAGTGACAGTAAAGACTATGTTCCATATGCTGCAAATGTATCAAACACAACATTAGAAAATGCTGAAATACCGATTTACCCTTGGCCTCAAATATTTGTTGAAAACGAAGATCCTAAGAAAGGTAAGTATGAGTTAGCATATCCCGGTGATCCGGCCATTGTGGATCTTACTAAAGGTTATTTGTATGACAAATGGCCTGAAGTTGAGTTTGTCGAAGAGTTCTTCAAGGGATCTGCTCAGAGATTATTACCACCTGTAGTTCCATCACCACAGGACAATGAAGTTGCTTTGACGACAAGACTTAACCTAAATGCGATTCAGTTTCCTGCGGTGGGTCTATCATATGTGAACAAAGAGGAGTTAAGATTTTTTTATGAAGTTTATGAAAGACAGTTTTTATATTCTTTCTATACAAACTTTGCGAGAATATCAAACTCTGCGGTTAAAACTTCAATAATCGAAGCCATTGCGAATACAGAGGCGAACAACATTGTTTCATCTCTCGGTATAAGTAATCCACAACTTACATACAATCTTAAAAACTCACCGCTAAACTCAGTTACTTACCCAACAATACTGAGACAATACTCCAATGAAGGTACGGGATTAGCTTATCAAGAATTCATAAGGGACATATTCGTAACTCCGTACATAAGAAACTTCACACAGAATAGTTTCTCGATTTTACCATTAGAAACTATTACATCTACTAATCGATCAACATTCAGTAATCTCCCTAACTCAAGTGTTGTTGAACAGTTGTTACTTGAAACCTCAACGAATATTCCAATAATAACAGACACATATCCGTATACGAACTTATTGTGGAATACAACTAACCTTAATAACTACTTATTTACACCAACAGTCAATCAAACATTTAATACAACAAAAACTTATAAGTTTTACAAACCAAAAAATTTAATAACAAATTTTGAGGACCCAACCGACAAAACTCAAATAAGACCTGTTGTTAGTTTTGAATACAAAAAACCTATATCACCTTCACCAAGTATTGGTTTTAATTCGTTCTATGCACAAAGAAACGTGTATTTGCCAACTGAAGGTATTGTTCCCACAGATGGAACAAGATTACCTAACACGGTTACAACATCGATGTTAAATACACCTTATTTGGTGAATGCAATACAATATGGTGTTACTAAACAAAAACAAGGATCTTCGAATCCATATGTTGAAGCCGCATATTTGTTTATTAATAGTCTACCTTTATCCACATTTAGAGAAAGATATAAGTCTCTATCATCAGCAAATCCTGATAATGTAAATGCGGTTAGTCAACTTGACTACATCTTTGCGAGTTTTAGAAAGTTTGGCGCGGTTCACAAAATGCCATATGCTTGGGTTTTAAAGTACGGGTCGATTTGGCATAGATACAAGACATACATCCAAAGTGGAACTCTCCAAACAGACATCCTATCACCAATTTGGACAAACTACAACTACGCAAATAACTATGATCCGAGTAACTCGGATGTGACAAAAGTTTATAATCTAACAATCGGTTCTATAAAACTACAAGATGAGTTTGTTGTTGATGGTGTTAAAATAACAAACATGGACGTTGGATTTTATCCAAAGACTGTTAATGATTTTAACTTTTTCTTGAATGGATATGATCTATTCACACAATATACGGATGGGGAAATAAATCAGGCGATATCAAAAGGTTTAAAAATACAAAACCTAAGTGATTCGAATATATTCAAAAGTACCTCAAGTATTGCGGGTCAACCTAGAACTATTGATATCACAACCTATTCTTGTTTAGTCCCAAGTTCGATAGAACCATCAGAGCCTGGTAAGTTAGTTTGTAATGATGCACCAACCACCCCAAGAGTAAACTACTTTGTTTTACCTTCGTTTGGTTCTAACTTCAATGAAGTAAATGAAGCGTGTTTCAATGGTGCTGGTCAACTAACCCAAGAACTCTCATTTAACGATTCTTTATACAACGGAACGGTTAGAACTTTTTGGAAAGCGCCAAACTATGGTTATTTCAATAATAATATTATTGTAAGACCACAAGTTGATGTTTACATGAACTTAATCCCTACGGTTGGTAAAGTTGACGCTTTTAGGTTGTTGACCAATGGTAATTATTCAAAGTTTGATGACATGTTTACGGTTTTTGAAAGATCAGTTTTTGACAAAATGGAAACTGAGTTTTTAAATTTTGCACAATCTTTAAATAACTACAAACCAAACAACAGTGAGACTGATCCGTTGATCATTACATCAGTAAATGAACTCGTCTCCCAAGAACAACAAGACTTGAATGAGGTTTATAAAAACTTCCAATCTATGTTTAGAAGTTTGATGGCGGTTCCAATCCCAAGTGTGTATGCCGATCAAGAGGATTTTTTCAATAAAATTATTGAGAATCAATATTCGAATGTGATGCCACAATTACAAGGGTTTCTCGACTTCGATGTTGCCCTTAGAGTAGGAAATCCAACAGGGTATAGGAGAAGAGTTGTGGACTCTTATATCTCTTACGTAACAGGTCAACTACAAGTTGCGGATCCAATACAGTTTGCTTCATATAAAACAAACACATTACCAACAAACGGAGGTACTCTAACTGTCCAACAATCACGACTGGCAAATCCCGCGGCGTGGGCTGAACTTGATTTGGATGTTGGATTTTCAACAATACCTGAGTTAGTTTATAATAATGGTGGTTCTTTTATTACTGATTTCTTTGTCGATAGTAATATTGAGTTCACACAACAAAACGTGTTTCAGTTAAGTGAATTGGTAAAACAATATGCGACAGAAAAGTTATCTAATCCAAGTCTTACCGCTCGAGATTTTGCCGGTCAGTTGAGTGCTTACATTAATGACAATGAAAGTTTCTATAATACTACCTTAGACAACACCATTAATATTTTCCAAAGAAATTTACCAAATATCTCACAAGTTCCTGAGGGTGTGATCAACTCCCAAATGGACGGAAAACAACCCAAAGTAGAAATCTACGAAATGTTCAAAGCGCTAAACGATAAGTGGATCGCGGGTTACGACAACACACAAACCACATTGTTTGAAGATATGATGTTTTTGGATAGGGCATCAAAAAATATTGGTGATCAAGTTATTATCGACATATTTGAAATGGAGACAATCATCGATCCTGATACAATGAATCAGAGTATGAGTGTTTTTCTTCTCATTAGTGGAATACTGACACAAAACAACTTCTCTGTAATGCCAATGCCGGCTTACGTAAATTTCTACAATCAACAGAATATCAACAACCAAAGTCCTGAGGAAAGTGTTACTGACTTTGCAAATAACATGTGGGGAACTTTTCTGACTTTGGATTATAGAAATGCTGGACCTAAACTTATTTGTTTCTATACTGATAGACCATCGAGTTATTTGGATATGAAAGATAATAAAAACTATCTTTTTAGAAGTGATGCGTTTGACCTTAGAGACACAACTAACCCATTGTCATATGATGATAAGGATGTTGATAAGGTGATGAGTAATAAAGTAGTTGGGTTCAACGTAGATATTGGTATAAGAAGTCAGAACATATTCTACTCATTCAATATTAGCCAAGACGGTGGTAAGGCAACCTCAGAGTCTATTCAACAAACCAACTTGATGTCGGATAGTGCATCTGGTCGAAGTACGGCAACACAAAACGTTTCACTGTATAACATATACAAAAACATGAGTTATCAGTGTGAGGTTGTTGCTTTGGGTAACGCGCTTATCCAACCCACAATGTACTTCAACCTTAGACACGTTCCAATGTTCAATGGTTCATACATGATCATAGAGGTCGATCATACGATCCAACCCGGACAGTTTCAAACAAAGTTTAAAGGTATTCGTCAAAGTGTCTACAATCTCCCTGTTATTGATGTTTACTTACAGAGTATAAACAGAAACTTACTTCAAAAGATTTTAAAAGTTGTTACTCAGAGAAAGGATGATGCACAACAAGACGGAAAATCAACCACAACCCAAGGAGCCAATGCGAATACAACTCAAGGAACAACAAGTATTGCTGCTCAAAATGCGTGTGTTTCAAAAGTTGTTGAGCCTTACTCGACAGAAACATTAGGTTTTGAATCAATCGCTGGTGTTCAAACTAAACTGACTGAAATAGAGTTCTTGAATGCTATTAAGAAGGTTACGTCAAATACAGACTTACAATATGTAATGTACATATTCAGTTACACGGCATCCTTCAAGGAAGGTAACTTCACGGCTTATAATAACAACTACGGACAAATTGTTCTTACATACGATTATGGTGAACTTTCCAGATACTTTGGACGATTCTTTACTTGTCAAATAGGAAAAACAGAAAGTGGTTCAAGTTTATCATTACCATATGCAACTTTTACCACCGTTGAAGATTACATGTTATTCCTTAGAGATAAGTTGTCACCAGCACTACCAAATATTAGGCAGAAATCTATTTCGACATATTATCTACAACTCTTTCCATACAAGAGAGGAAACAGTCAGGGTGCGACAATTCAAACAACAGATAGAATCAAAAGAGCAAAAACGAGTTTGGATGGAATGTCTCCTAAACTGACAAGTACAATACCTTTGTTCCCACCTCAACCAACACTAACACCCAGTGTAAATAGTCAGGGTAACATACCGGCAACACCAACTTGTGCAACACCAACACCAACACCAACAAGAGGGACTATAGCGGGATCAAGTCAATCTAATCTACCACCGACTCCGACCCCAACCCCGAGTAGAAGTGGTGTTGGACCGGCAAATACTCCCGACAGACAAACATTGTTAACTGCAAGTCAAACAAACGGTGCAACATTTAATGTAAGTTATGGTCCTCAAGGTGTATTAACAGGAAACTTTGTTGTGACCACAGCATCTTTACAAAACTCATATCCTGCGGTGGTTACTATTAGAAACGGATCACAAATAATACAGGTTGCTCAGTTTGTAGTTGGACCCACAGGTGGAACATTTATATCGAACCAAAACGGGTACAATGATTCTCTACCGTTAATTGCTACTCAATCACAAAACTCAATAACATTCTTGGTAACGGTTCAAACACCCACACCATACACCTTTACTTATTATATTCCGATTAATTCGTTGTAATAGTATATTTATTAAGAAAAAACTATTATGGATTTAAATAATATGTTAAACCAATATTTGGGTAAACAAGCCAGAATCTCTCAAAGAGATAATGGTGATGGTACAAAAGAAGTTTGTGATTTAGACACAGGGGACTGTTACGTTGTTAGAGAACGTGATGGACTTATCGAAAGAGCCGGACATCAACACACTACAAACAGAAGAGTTCGTGTTGAGACTCCACAAGGAATTAAACAACTCTTAAACGGTTAAGAAGATGAGTATCGATAAGAAAATTCTCAAGGAAATTGAGAGACACCACAGAATAAACAAGTATATCACAGAACAAGAGGCGGGTGCCCCTGCTATCGATGTACCCGAAACTCCTATAGGAGCACCAGCGGCGGCTGAAATACCCGCAGTTGCAGAAGTTCCCGCAGGACCACCTCAAAAGTTAGACGTTGAAGCAGACACAGAAGTTGAAAAGATAGACGACGAAGGTGCTTCATCTGAAGGAAAAGAAGAACTTGAGGTTACCGATTTGGTGAAGTCGCAAGAAAAAATGGAAAAGAAACAAGACGAATATTTTAATACCTTGTTTGGATACATTACAAATCTCGAATCAAAATTGGGGGAAATGGATCAAGTTATTGACAGATTGAATTCGATCGAAACAAAAATTGAAAAGTACAGAGAGAAGACCCCACAAGAAAAACTTGAACTAAGATCTTTAGACTCAGGACCTTTTAATCAAAAACTTACAGATTTTTTCGAAGACAAGAAAGAAGATTTTGAAAAAGGAGGTAAACACGAATACATACTTACGTCCGACGAAGTACAAGACATCAATCCGGCAGAAATTAAAAAAACATTTATGCCGACAGATGAAAAGTATAAGTTTTGACTTTTATGAAAAAATGACTATTATTAGGGTTGTGGGAAACCACGACCCTTTTTTAATTCCTATTTGACTATTAAACAAATTTGAACTATTTTTGTATCAACTATTAACTAATATTTATTTTCTATGAGCTCATTAGACGCAGTACTTGCACAATACGAACAGGCACAACGTTCATCAGGTGGTGGACAAGGCCAAATGTCTTCAGAAGAAAGAATGAAGAAATACTTCGCTCTTATCTTGGATGACAAATCAAACTCGGGCACTCGCCGTGTCCGTATCCTCCCAACTAAAGATGGGAGTTCACCATTCAAAGAAGCTTGGTACCACGAAATTCAAGTTGGTGGTAAGTGGCAAAAGTTTTACGATCCAGGTAAAAACGACAACGAACGCTCTCCTTTGAATGAAGTTTATGAAGAACTTATGATGACTGGTAAAGAGTCTGATAAGGAACTTGCTAAACAATATAAATCTCGTAAGTTTTACATCGTAAAGGTTATTGATCGTGACCATGAGGAAGATGGTGTAAAATTTTGGCGTTTCAAACACAACTACAAGAACGAAGGTATCTTGGACAAAATCATACCTATTTGGAGAAATAAGGGTGATGTCACTGATCCTGAAAAAGGTCGTGATTTGATCATCGAACTCACAAAGCAGAAGACACCTAAGGGGGCGGCATACACCACGGTATCAACCATTATGTATGATGATCCAGCACCTACTCATGAGGATCCTAAGATCATGAAAGTGTGGGTTGACGATGAAATGACTTGGTTGGATGTTTACTCCAAAAAACCCGTTGAGTATTTGGAAGCTATCGCTCGTGGTGAAGTCCCACGTTGGGATACTGAAAAGGGTGGTTATGTATATGAAAATAATGAAACCGCAACCGAATCTTTTGGTGGATCATCTTCCTCATCATATGTTGACCCACAAGCAAACTCACCTGTAGACGAAGATCTACCATTCTAATCTTGATGGTGCGGGCATTGTCCGCACCATTTTTTATTTTTTCTATTATGGCAATAAAAAAACAAAATGACTTCGGTTCTATAAAGAAGAAGTTCTCAACTTCTGCTAAGTACAAACCACAACGATTCTTCGATTGTGGTGAAGAGTTCTTGGACGCGGTTGGACTTCCTGGTCCTGCGATCGGGCACATTAATATGTTCTTGGGTCACTCTGACACGGGTAAGACAACTGCGATGATTAAAACTGCGGTGGATGCTCAAAAGAAAGAAATTCTTCCTGTGTTTATCATCACCGAACAAAAGTGGAGTTTTGAACACGCTCGACTGATGGGACTTCAATGTGAAGAA